AGAAAAATGGTATGATTACATCGATAATGAGTTCGTCCGCAGGGAAGAAGGCTTTTGGTTCTATAATAAGGATGTGGCTACTTACCTTACTGGTACTCACTATATGTACTTGCAGTGGTCCAAAATTGATGTTGGGCAACCAGACTTTAGGGAAGCAAACAGATTATTCTTTATATTCTGGGAAGCTTGTAAGGCAGACAAGCGTAGTTACGGAATGTGCTACCTTAAGAATAGACGATCTGGGTTCTCCTTTATGTCGTCAGCTGAGACAGTTAACGCTGCAACAATTTCGTCAGATTCACGGTTTGGAATATTGTCCAAATCTGGCCCTGATGCAAAGAAGATGTTTACAGACAAGGTCGTTCCAATATCGGTCAATTACCCCTTCTTTTTCAAACCAATTCAGGACGGTATGGACAGGCCAAAGACAGAGCTTGCGTACAGAGTACCCGCGACAAAGTATACCCGTAAGAAGCTTGAGACAAACGAATCTCTCAGGGAGCTCGATGGTCTCGACACCACGATCGACTGGAAGAACACAGGGGACAACTCTTACGATGGGGAGAAACTAAGATTATTGGTCCACGACGAAAGTGGTAAGTGGGAAAGACCTAATAATATATTAAACAACTGGCGAGTAACAAAAACAACATTAAGATTAGGTAGTAGGGTTATAGGTAAATGTATGATGGGTTCAACATGTAACTCATTAGACAAGGGTGGTGAGAATTTTAAAAAAATATATTATGATTCAGATGTCACGAAAAGAAACGCCAATGGACAGACTCGCTCAGGATTATATAGTTTGTTCATACCTATGGAATGGAACTACGAAGGCTACATTGATTCTTATGGCATACCTGTATTCGAAACGCCTAAAGAAAAAACCATAGGTCCAAGAGGAGATTCTATAGATACAGGTGTTATAAATTATTGGCAGAACGAGGTTGATGGATTAAAAGGAGATCAAGAATCTTTAAACGAATTTTATAGACAATTTCCTAGAACAGAAGAGCACGCGTTTAGAGATGAAGCTAAACAATCTCTTTTTAATCTAACTAAGATATACGAGCAAATAGATTTTAATGGAGAATTAAAACACAGTAATTTAGTTACTAAAGGTAGTTTTCAATGGGCTAATGGAACAAAAGATACACAAGTAATATTTGTTCCAAACAATAGCGGGAGATTTTTAGTTAGCTGGGTTCCACCTGAAAATTTACAAAATCGTGTAATATTAAAGAATGGAATAAAACATCCTGGCAATGAAGATCTTGGTGCTTTTGGTTGTGATAGTTATGACATATCAGGAACTGTAGATAATAGAGGTTCTAATGGTTCTTTGCACGGGTTAACTAAATTCAGTATGCTAGACGTTCCACCTAATCATTTCTTTTTAGAATATATAGCGAGACCTCAAACAGCTGAGATATTTTTTGAAGACGTGCTTATGGCTTGTATTTTTTATGGGATGCCAATACTAGCTGAAAACAATAAACCAAGATTGTTATACCATTTTAAAAGAAGAGGTTATAGAGGCTACTCAATGAATAGACCAGATAAAATTTATAATAAATTATCTGTAACAGAAAGAGAAATAGGTGGTATACCTAACTCAAGTGAAGATATTAAACAGGCTCATGCAGCAGCTATAGAAACTTATATAGAAAACTTTGTAGGTTTTAATAATGATAAATACGGAGACATGTATTTTCAAAGAACATTAAACGATTGGAGTAGATTTAATATAAACAACAGGACAAAGCATGATGCTTCTATTAGTTCTGGCTTAGCACTTATGGCTTGTAACAAACATAGGTATACGCCAGTTCCAAAAAGACAATTAGTGTCATATGATTTAGGAATTAAACGATATGACAACACTGGTAGTGTTTCAAAAATTATAAAATAAATGAATATAAAATATAATGCTAATAGCGCTTTCCCCAACCAGGTAGTACCTTTGGAAGAAAAATTAAGCTTGCAGTATGGTAAACAAGTTGCCGATGCTATACAGTCAGAGTGGTTTGCACAAGGTAGAACAAATGGTAATAGGTATCTAACTACATTCAACAACTACCATACGCGTAGACTATATGCTAGAGGAGAACAGTCTGTTCAGAAATACAAAGATGAATTGTCTATAAACGGGGATTTATCTTATTTAAATTTAGACTGGAAACCGGTACCTATATTATCTAAGTTTGTAGACATACTAGTGAATGGCATATCAAACAAAGATTATGATATTAAAGCTTACTCTCAAGATCCTCAATCTTTAAAGAAAAGAACTGATTACGCTCATGGCTTAGCTCAAGATATTTTTGCTCAAGACATTATAGATCAAGTGAAACAAACAACTGGAGAAGACATTTCTAATACTAGTATAGCTGCTAGTGATCTACCTAAAACAATAGAAGAAATGGAGTTACATTTGCAGTTATCTTATAAGCAGGCTGTAGAGATAGCTGAAGAAGAAGCTATAAACCAAGTGTTAGATAAAAATAAATTTAATTTATTACAACGTAGATTAAACTATGATTTAGTAACTTGTGGTATTGCGGCTACTAAAACTAACTTCAACATAAGCAATGGAATAACATTAGATTATGTTGATCCAGCTTATATGGTTTATTCATATACAGAAGATCCTAACTTTGAAGATGTGTATTACGTTGGTGAAGTTAAAGCAATGACTGTTGCTGAAATTAAAAAACAATTTCCGCACGTATCAAATGAAGCTTTAGAAAAAATACAAAAATCATATAGTAATAATAATTATATATATGGATGGGGTGCATATGATGAAAACACTGTTCAAGTTTTATACTTTGAATACAAAACATATATGGACCAGGTGTTTAAGTTAAAACAAACAGATCAAGGTTTAGAAAAAATATTAGAAAAACCAGATACATTTAATCCACCAGAAAGCGATAACTTTAATAGAATATCTAGGTCAATAGAAGTTTTATTTCAAGGCGTTAAAGTTTTAGGTACAGATATGATGTTGAGTTGGGAAATGGCTGAAAACATGACTAGACCAACTGCTGATACTACTAAGGTTGAAATGAACTACGCTATATGTGCGCCTAGAATGTACAAAGGTAGAATAGAAAGCTTGGTTAGCAAGTGTATTGGTTTTGCTGATATGGTTCAATTAACTCATTTAAAGCTACAACAAGTTATAGCAAGAATGGTTCCTGATGGTGTGTTCTTAGATATGGACGGTCTTGCTGAGGTTGATCTTGGAAATGGTACAAACTATAATCCAGCTGAAGCATTAAACATGTATTTTCAAACTGGTTCTGTAGTAGGTAGATCTTTAACTCAAGAAGGAACAATGAATGCAGGCAAAGTTCCAGTTCAAGAACTCTCTACTTCTGCGGGTCAAGCTAAGATTGGAGCGTTAATAAGTACTTACAATTATTATGTTCAAATGATAAGAGATGTAACCGGACTTAATGAGGCTAGAGATGGTAGCTTACCTGATAAAGATACGTTAGTCGGTCTACAAAAAATAGCAGCTCAACAATCTAATATAGCTACAAAACATATAAATAATGCTAGTTTATATTTAACGCTAAGATTATGTGAAAATATATCTAAAAAACTAATAGATGTTTTAAGCTTTCCATTAACAGCAAATGCTTTAATTAATAGTATTAGCACCTTTAATGTAAACACATTGAAAGAAGTTGCTAATTTAAATCTGCATGATTTTGGAATATTTTTAGACTTAGAGCCAGATGAGGAAGAGAAAGCTAAATTAGAGCAGAATATACAAGTAGCGTTGCAGAGTGGAGGTATTAACCTTGAAGATGCTATAGATATTAGGCAAATACGTAATTTAAAATTAGCTAATCAAATGCTAAAACAAAGACGTAGGCTTAAGCAAGAGAAAGATCAATCTATGCAGCAGGCTAATATTCAAGCTCAAGCTCAAGCAAATGCAAAGTTGGCAGAGCAAACAGCACTAGCTGAAACGCAAAAGCAAGAAGTTTTAACTAATCAAAAAGTTAGTTTAGAGCAGGCTAAAATGCAATTTGAACTTGAAAAGCTAAGAGCCGAAGCTCAAATAAAGAAAGAGTTAATGGCAGAAGAATTTAATTACAACATGCAATTAGCAGCAGAGAGAGTAAACAAAGAGACCTTAAGAGAAGGAGATATAGAGGATAGAAAAGATAAAAGAGCTCGCATCATAGGTACGCAACAATCACAAATGATACAACAGAGACAAAATGATGGAACACCCATTGATTTTGAATCTTCAAACGACACTTTAGGTGACTTTGGCTTAGAAGCCTTTGCACCAAGGTAATTTTTTAATTTTATAATATTATATTATGGCAGAAGAAGCTGTGGCCGCTGAGGTCAAACAAGAAGGTGAATTTTCTTTAAAAGGTAAGAAAACAAAACCAAAGAAACTAGTTGATAGTTCTAAAAAAGAACCTGTAAAGGTTGATTTAACAAAACCCGAAGCACAAGGTGAAGTTGTGCCAGACGTGGTGAAAGTAGATTTAACAGATAAAAAAGAAGAAGATGCCGTTCAAGCACAAGAGACAAATGTGGGCGATGTTGTTGTCGAAAAACCCCAAGACAAAAGCAACAGCAAAGGAGTGGCTGAAGAAGTACGGTCAACCGAAAAAGAATTAACAACTCCTTTACAGGAAATAACAGAATATGAGCTCGATGAAAAAACAATGGAGCTATATGAAAAAGCTGAAGAAGCTGTTAAGGAGCAAGTAAAACAAGGTAAACCATTACCTGAAAATATACAATCACTTGTAGATTTTATGAATGAAACAGGTGGTACAATGGAAGACTATGTAAGACTTAATCATGATTACTCTAAAGTAGATGAACAAGTTTTACTTGGTGAATACTACAAACAAACTAAACCTCATTTAAACCAGGAAGAGATAAGCTTCATAATGGAGGATCAATTCAAGTACGATGAGGAACTTGACGAGCCAAGAGATATTAAAAAGAAAAAATTGGCTTTCAAAGAAGAAGTTGCAAAAGCCCGTAAAGAGCTTGACGCTATGAAAGATAAATACTATCAGGAAATCAAGTTGAAACCTGGTGTTACTCAAGATCAGCAGCAAGCTATGGACTTTTTCAATAGATATAATGAGCAGCAAGACACAGCTAAAAAATATCAAGAGGAATTTAAAAATACTACTAATGAAATTTTCAACGATGAATTCAAAGGTTTTGATTTCAGTTTAGGTGAAAAGAAATTTAGGTATAAAATTGCTAATCCAACACAGACGGGTAAACAACAATCTGATATAAATAATTTTATTAGAAAGTATGTAGACGAAAAAGGTCGGGTTACAGATCCCTCGGGGTATCATAAGGCTATGTATGCTGCAATGAACGCGGATAAAATCGCTAATCATTTTTACGAACAAGGAAGAGCAGATGGTGTTAAAAACGTCGTTGATTCTTCAAAGAACTTAACAAATAAACCTAGGCAAGTTGCCGATGGAAATGTTTTTATTAATGGGCTTAAAGTAAAATCAATTAGTGGATTAGACTCGTCTAAACTAAAAATTAAAAAGAAAAAATTTAACTAATTAAAAATTACAAATTATGGCTTTAAATCCAACATTTGGTGGAATAGTTCCTTCGCAGCAGCAACAAACTCTTGCGAGCAACTATTTACAATTTGATACTGGAGCTGGTAGAGATTTCTCTCAGCAGTATCTACCTGAACTATACGAACAAGAAGTAGAGCGTTATGGAAACAGAACGTTATCTGGATTCTTACGTATGGTTGGCGCTGAATTACCAATGACATCTGATCAGGTAATTTGGTCTGAACAAAACAGACTACATGTAGCATACGATAACTGTGCTCAAGGTGGTGCTGCAAACACTATTACAATTCCACTTGCTGCAGACATAAGCAACGTTATTTCTCCACAACAAACTATCGTTGTGTTAGATGACTTTGGAAACGAATCAAAATGTTTAGTTGTTGATTCTGACTTACAAACATTTGCTGGTGGTGGTACTGGTGTACTTAATGTATTACCTTACGGGTCAGCTGATTTAGCTACTGAAGGACTTGTTGGTAACGTGAAGATTTTCGTATACGGTTCTGAATATCCAAAAGGAACAAACACTACAATTGCTCCTGGTGGAGGTGTTGTTGCTGTTGCTGGAAACGATTATCCTATCGCTACTATTACTCCTGACTTTACACAATTCTCTAACAAACCTATCATTATCCGTAGCCAATATTCAATCAATGGTTCTGACACAGCTCAGATCGGTTGGGTAGAAGTTGCTACTGAAGATGGTACTTCTGGATATTTATGGTATCTAAAAGCTGAGTCTGAAACAAGACTACGTTTTGAAGATTACCTAGAAATGTCTGTTGTTGAAGGTGAGCAAGTAGCTGGTACTTCTACTATTGCTGGTGTAACTGGTACAGAAGGTTTATTTGCTGCTATCGAAGATCGTGGTAATGTGCAAGTTGGATTCTCAGCTGCTACTGGTATTGGTGACTTTGATGATATTCTTAGAAACCTAGATACTCAAGGAGCAATTGAAGAAAACATGTTATTCTTAAACAGAAACACAAATCTAGAATTTGATGACATGCTAGCTGCAATATCTGCTGGTGGATCTGGTGGTACTGCTTTTGGATTATTTGAAAACTCAGAAGAAATGGCATTGAACTTAGGGTTCAGCGGTTTCCGTAGAGGTTCTTATGATTTCTATAAAACAGACTGGAAATACTTAAACGATGCTTCAACTCGTGGAGCTATGAGTGGACCTGCTTCTATCGAAGGTGTATTAGTTCCTGCTGGAACAAGTACAGTTTACGATCAGATCTTAGGTACTAACATTAGACGTCCTTTCTTACACGTAAGATACCGTGCGTCTCAAGCTGATGACAGACGTATGAAGTCTTGGTTAACTGGATCTGTTGGTGGAGCTTTCACTAGCGATTTAGATGCTATGACTGTAAACTTCTTGTCTGAAAGATGTTTAGTAACTCAAGCTGCTAACAACTTTGTATTATTCAAAGGAGCATAACAACAAAGGTAATGTTTACCCCTGATGTATTTTCAGGGGTAACTGTTACCCTTATTAATTATTTAATTATATTATATCATGGCTAAAAAAGCAAAAGCAGAGGTGGCTGTTGAAGAACCTATTAAGGTTGCTCCACCAAAAAAAGAAATTAAAAAAAATCAATGGGAATTAAAAGGTAGAACATACGTTGTTAAAGGCAATAAATCTCCATTAACATTAACTATACCTAGCAAGCATACAAGAAAATCTCCACTTCTCTGGTTTGATAAAGAAAAAAGAGAACAAAGAGAATTAAGATATGCTACTAATATGAATTCACCTTTTGTAGATGAACAAAAAGGAGAAGCTACTCTTGGGCATATAACTTTTAGAGATGGAGTATTGAGTGTTCCTGAAGAAAACCAAATACTACAAAAATTATTAAGTTTATATCACCCATTAAAAGGTAAAAAATATTATGAATTTGATTCTGTTGTTATTGCAGAAGATGAATTAGATACATTAGAACTAGAAATCTCAGCTTTAAATGCGGCTTATGGTATGGACATAGATCAAGCAGAAGCTATATTAAGAGTTGAAAAAGGAAGTTCAGTATCAAATATGAAATCAAAAGAACTAAAAAGAGATTTACTTATATTTGCTAAAACTAAACCAGCTTTATTTTTGAATCTTGCCAACGATGAAAACGTTGAGCTTAGGAACTTTGGTATCAAAGCAGTAGAAAACAACGTAATCAAGTTATCTCAAGATCAAAGAACTTTTCACTGGGGATCAAACGACAGAAAATTAATGACTGTTCCATTTGATGAAAACCCATATTCAGCTTTAGCTTCATGGTTTAAGACTGATGAAGGTGTAGAAGTTTATAAATCTATAGAAAAAAGACTATAAACAAGTGATAATATAAGGGGTAGTGTCATGCTGCCCCTATATTATAATTAAAATAACTATGGCAATAAACGTAAATACTGTATATCAAACCGTTCTTTTAATATTAAATAAAGAACAGAGAGGTTATATAACACCTCAAGAGTTTAACAATATTGCTAATCAAGTTCAATTGGAAATATTTAATTCATATTTTCCAGATGGCGATCAGGCTAATAGAAAAAATCAAACTAATCAACAGAACGACACAGAGTTTTATAATTCATTTAATGTTCAAGATTCTAGATTAGACCCATTCAAGCTCGTAACAAAAGAATTTATTTACGACAGCGATCAAGATGCCTGGGTATATCCATCAAACGTTTTGCCTATATCTAAAATAGGCTCAGTATATTGTAACTACGACAATAGAATTACTTACAAACAAGCTGACAGACTTTCCTATAAAGAATTTAGAACTACAGCCAACTCAAGGCTTACGGCTCCTACTCAAAACTATCCAATTTTTAATATTACATATATAGAAAAAGACTTCGAGCAAGTAATTCCACTGCAAAGCTATGCGGGTGGAAGCACGCTTGTTTTTGATAGCACATACAATGTTAGCGTGGGCAACAGTGTGTTTAATAAGACGCAGCAAGTTCTTTACGGTAACGTTATAGGATTATCTACAGTTAACAACACTATTGAGGTTACGGTTTCAGAAAATTTAACAGTCTTAAACTCTCCAGTAGCTGGAGATGAAATGTTAATAATAAAAGCTGATGACATAGCTTTATATCCTAATTTATTTATAGAACCAAGACCAAGCTCTATAGAGGTGTCGGCGGTGCAAACGCCAATTCAGGTTTCTTGGGCTTATCAAATACAAGCTAATGGTTCTTATTTATATGATTCTACTGCTTCTATTGATTTTGATTTAGTTCAAGACGAACAATCAAGAGTGGTTTTAGAAATATTAAAATACTGTGGAATATTAATAAGAGATCCTCAAATAGCTCAACAAGCTGCTCAAGCAGAGGCTGTTATAGAGGCGAATGAAAAAAGATAATAAATGGCTCAAATAAACGAAACTAATCAACAATATTACGCGGGAGCGCAGGGTTTTCAAGTTGAAGCCGCTACAGGTCAAAGTGCTTTTACTTTTACCTTTGACACAGGTTTAGTATTAGGTAGTTGGGATCCAACAGATACTGACTATGCTTTAAATAATTTTAAATTATATCATAGTTCAAATGGTATAAATTATACAGAAATAACAGGAGCTCCATACGCACCTTATACTATAAACGGAAATACTATAACGTTTGCTTCTGCTGTTCCTCAAGGTGAAACAATAGTTTGTCAATTAAAGAAACTTGACGGGGGAAACTACGGAAGTCAAGATGCTTTTGGTACAACCACTGAAAACAATTACGGTAGTTATTCTTATAATACACTTGAAGATATTGTAAATAACTTTATGATAGGATATGTAGGTGATGGAAAGTTAATACAAAATGTTAAAAAAAGTGATGTAATTTTCCATGCTAAAAGAGGACTACAAGAGTTTAGTTATGATACCTTAAAAAGTATTAAATCTCAAGAGCTTAATATACCTCCTAGCTTAAGTGTTATTATACCGCAGGACTATGTCAACTACGTTCGCATGTCTTGGATAGATATGCAAGGTGTTCAAAGAATAATATATCCATCTAATAATTTAACAAACTCACCATACAGAGCACCAGTTCAAGATGCTGATGGAGCACCTGTTCAAGATAATTTTGGATCTAATTTTGAAGGAACATCTATTACAGAAGAAAGATGGAAGTCAAATAATCCTTCCTTAATAAACCAAGAGTTTAACCAACAACAATACAATGCTGGCTTAGACTGGTGGGGTTATGAATGGGGATATGGCGGTATGTGGTACTGGGGATATGGACAATTATATGGAAATGATCCTCAATACGCTCAAGCTAACGGCTGGTTTAATATGAATGAAAGAGAGGGTAAAATATCTTTCTCAAGTAATTTAGTTGGAAGATTAATTATATTAGAATACATATCTGATGGATTAGCTTACGACATGGATAGTAGAATACCTAAGCTAGCAGAGGACGCTTTATATGCTTATATAATACATGGTATAATATCGCTTAGAGCTGGTCAACCAGAGTACGTTGTAAATAGACTTAGAAGAGATAAAGCATCTAAACTGCGTAATGCAAAAATTAGATTATCAAATATAAAATTAGATGAAATCACTCAGGTTATGAGAGGTAAGTCTAAATGGATAAAACACTAGAATTAAATGCCTGAAATTAAGAATAATTTTCTTAGATCCAAAATGAATAAGGATCTAGATGCTAGATTAATTCCCAATGGAGAGTATAGAGACGCTGTAGGTATAAACATAAACCAATCAGAAGGACCAGACGTTGGCGCTATGGAAGTCGTGTTGGGTAATGAAAAACTTTTTAGTTTATCAAACCCGGACATGCGCTTTATAGGTAGATTTGATGACGAGGTAAATGATGTTATTTATTTATTTGCTACGGATCACACTGGTCAAGGTGAAGCTCCATCATCAACAACTCATCAAATATTAAGATATGCTAATGGTGGCACAACGGCTCAAGTTTTAGTTGAAGGTTATTTTTTAAATTTTACACAAGATAATATAATAACAGGTGTAAACTTATTAGAAACTCAATTATTTTTTACAGACAATAGAAACCAACCTAGAGTTATAGACGTAACAAACACTCTTGGTTATTACACAAAAGAAGAGCATATATCAGTTGCTAAGTTTTCGCCCTACAAATCTATAAGTATTTTATTCGCGCAAGACAAACAGGTTGCTTCTTTTAATAGTGGAACTCCTAGTGATATAGTACTTAACAATGTTACAGATATTAAAGTAGGTGATATTGTATACAATGAAACCCAGCAAGCAGAATACGGTCATGTTGAAGAAATATCTGGAACTACTGTAACAGTTGATAAAGATTTAACAGATCCTAATGAACAAGCGCCTGGATATACTTTAGCAAAACCACCATTAACAGATGATGTATTAAGATTCTCTAGATCAACAATGACTGATGAGTCTGATGATCCTAATTGGCCTGGTGATCCTGATTTTTTAGAAGATAAATTTGTTAGATTTAGCTATAGATTTAAATATGACAATAACGAATATTCTCTTGTAGCGCCTTGGACTCAACCTGTATTTATACCTAAACAGTTCGGATTTTTTGGTGAAAAAATATACGATGCTTCAGGTAACTTATTAGAAGATCTTAAAGATGAAGAAAACGCTTTTAGAAGTACTATATTAAATTGGTTTGAAAATAGAGTTAATCAAGTAGAATTAAGAGTTCCTTTTCCTTCTAATGATCCTGTTAATGATTATAAAATAAAACAAGTTGAAATTCTATTTAAAGAATCAGACGCTGTTCAGCAGCAAGTATTAGAGAGAGTACCAACAAGTGAAGTTACGTTTGATGCAAACTACGAGCCTCAAAATAATTATTATAATTATACTTATCAATCTAAAAAACCATATAGAACACTTCCAGAAAGTGTAACAACTAGAGTTTCTGACAAAGCTCCAGTTAAAGCTTTATCACAAGAGTTGATAAGTAATAGAGTTGTTTATGGTAACTTCGCAGATAGATGGGATCCTCCTTCTTTAAAATACACAACACAAGCAAATCCTAGAAGTTCTCAGTTTAGTGATGATGTTGCTGAATATCCTAACCACACTTTAAAACAGAATAGAAATTATACTATAGGCGTTGTTTTTTATGATAAATATGGAAGAGCTTCAAGTGTTGTAACCTCTGATATTGTATCTCAACAAGATTTAGACGATAAAATATCTACGCTTTATCATGCTTATAAAGACCAGGGTGATGTTGGGTATGGAGGTTTCACTGGAGACTATAGAATATATGACTGGTTAGGTGATCAACTTAGAATAAACTTTCAACAAGCTATACCTGAGTTTCCTGTAAATAATTACCCAGGCGCTTATGCTCAAGGAACAACATTTACTTTAACTACAGGTAATACAACGTCTATAACTACAACAGCTCCATTTACATATACTATAACAGGTGTTGATTTTACTTCAGATATTTTAGTAGATAACTACTTAAGAGGTTATTATGTAGATTATACTAAAGTTATAAGTTCTGAATATATCAACGGTGACACGGTTGTAGTAACAGAAGAGCAACCTGCCGATATATATGAATACAACGGAGGATATCCAGGTCTTGAACCACTTGAACCAAAGAGATCTTATAAGATAAATCCAGCGGGTTGGTATAGCTTTAGAATAGTAGTACAGCAACAAGAACAAGATTATTACAA